CAAGGCCAGGACGGCGAGTTCATCGAGATCGAGCTGTCGCAGGGGCAGGACTTGCGCAGGATGATTGCTCCGGTGCCTCACAATCCAGTTCCCCCCGAGCTGCAGCGGTACACCGAGCAGGTCGACGACGACTTTGCGCGCGGCAGCATCATGGCGCCCTTCACTCGGGGCGAGGCGACCAAGGCAACGGCGACGGAGATCACCGCCCTGGCGGCTTACTCGGCATCAGAGATCGGCCGGATGGCTAGAGAGCGCGATGCCGCGATTTCTCAGGTGGCCCAGTCCTATGCCATCATGCTGTCGACGCTGCTGGGGGACGATCGTGAGATGATCCGGCTCAACAACAGGGTCGAAGTGCTCACCAGCGACGACCTCAAGGGCGACTTCGGCTACTTCGCGGAGGACTCAGGCGCGACTCCGATGACCGAGGCGGTGCGAAAGCAGGAGCTGATGAACCTGATTCCGGTGCTGCAGGCCCTCGGGACGCCCAACGAGGTGATTCTGAAGAATGTCGTGCGCGTCTACGGGCTGTCGGAGGACTTCCTGCCGGCGCCGCAGCCTGCAGCCCCTGCTGCCCCGCCCCCACCAGGCCCCGGAGCGCCCCCACCAGGCGGGGTGGGTGTCGGCGTGGGTGAGATTCCGCAGCCCGGGTCGGTTCGGGCGATGCTTCCTGACGGAGATGTAATCTGATGCCACTGTACGAGTACAGCTGCCGCCGTTCAGGCTACCGAGTCGAGGTTTTGCGCTCCTACGAGGAGCGCAAACTATGCCCGTGCGGCTGTGAGGCCCCGAGGCTTGTCTCCGCACCGGCAAAGACCGCCCTTAAGTGGGGTGATACGGCGTGGGAGGGACGGTACGACCGGGGCTTGGGCACAACTTACCGCAGTAGAGCCCACAGAAACCAACTTATGGCCGAACGCGGGCTCCGAGAGTGCGAGCCAGGCGAGGTAGAGGCCGAACAGCGGCGCGTTTCGCGCGAACATGCCCAACACGAGACGAATATCCAGACCTACCAGCGCGTGTTGGAGGATACTGGCTGCACGGGCATGGCAATGGCCCAGACTTTCCCGAATCCCGAGGTGTGAGATGGCAATGCCGACTGAAATGGACGAAATGTCCGACATGGGCGCAATGGCTGGCGAAATGCAGGCCGCAGGCGACGAGATGCAGTCCATGCTGGACGCCGAGCTGCCTTCTATCCGAGGGATGTTCAGCGAGACGGCGATGAACGCGCTTGTGGACGCGACGAACGCTGCTCTGGAGGCGTCGGGCTTCGAGGGGGACTACCCTGAGTTCACCGAGGACGTGACGGAGTTCCCGGGCGAGTTTCTGCGGGTGCTGGCGATGCTTGCTGACGCGGGCGAGGAAGCTGGGGCTGCTGTTGACCTCAGCATGGACGGCATCGAGGACGATCGGGACGTTGCCATGCTTGCGTCGCAGGTCAAGCAGCTTGCGAGCGACGAGCGGTTCACATCAATGATGACTGCGGCCCCCGAGGTCGAGGCGTCCGTCACGGTTGCACCGGGCGGGCAGGTTGAAGAAGAAGCCCTAATGATGGAGAGGATGTAATGGAAGTACAAGCAGCAGCACCCGCGATGGACACGGCGGCGGACACGGCTCCTGCTGAAAGCGCGCCAGCGCCGGAAGCGAAAGACGAAGTGGCGGCAGCCACGCCCGATGATGCTGGTCGTCGGAACCCAAGAGGCGACAAGTACAAGGAAGAGGTCAACACTCTCCTGTCCGCCTACGAGACCAAGCAAGCGCGGCTCGCGTCGGAGCGTCGGGAGGCGGCGGCTCGTGCTCCCAAGCCTGAGTTGGAGGGTTTGCGTGAGGGTGAGTCGTGGGACAACATCTACTCAAAGCAAACGCCGGAAGCGCAGCGCGCAATGGCTGAGATGCGCAAGGCTTTTACCCGGAAGTCGCAGGACTTGGCCGCGGAGAAGCGGAAGGTCGAGGCTCAGAACCGTGCGCTCATGGAGAGCGGCATCGTCGACCAGCTGGCGGCCGAGGCCGGCAAGGTGCCGGATGACTTCGACCCGTTCAACCCTGACCACCTGATGCAAGTGATCGAGTCGAAGGTTGCGTCTCGGTTGAAGCAAGTGCTTGAGCCGATGCACAAGCAGCATCAGCAGCACGAGTCGCGTGCTCGGTACGAGAACTTCAAGGCTGAGCATCCCGACCTGGTCAGCGACAGTGCGATCAAGTCGGGAGTTTACGCGGCGCTTCAGAAGGACCCAAGCCTGAAGCTGGAGTCAGCGTACTGGATGGTCAAGGGCAAGGCGTTGGCCCACCAGCAGCGAGAGTCAGCAGACCGGGCCGAGGTCCGCCGCCGTGCCCACCAGCGGGCTGCCAAGGTTACGGGCCGCGGGGGGCGCCCTGGCAAGCAAGTGTTGACTGCTGAGATGGCCGACGGCAACGCATGGGACATCTACAACCGTCTCTTGAAAGCGCGCGCGTAGTGAGGTAGTTTGGCTGTACTGCCGGTGAACCCCTCGGGACACGTCGCCGGCACGGCCCCGCCTGTCTGTCGGATACGCCCCTTCATCGCATCCATCATTCGAGAAGTTCATTGCCTACCACTACTGGCGTACAGAACGACATTCTCGCGTCTACACTGCGAATCCTTCGGGACAAGTACGTGGACAACACGTTCAAGATCATCCCGCTCTTGGACGCGATTCAGACGCTTGGCAATGTCGAAGATGTCGACGGCGGCTCGTACATCGACAGCCCTGTCATTCTCACCGATCACTCCTCTATCACGCAGCTTTCGACAGGCTACGAGGCAGTCAGCCTTGCCGTGAAGGACCCACTGCGCACGGCCACCTACTCGTGGTGTGACGCTGTCGCACCGGTGGTGATCACTCGCAAGGAGGAGCTGTCCAACAAGGGGCCTCGCGCCGTCATTCGCATCGCCGAGGCTCGGCTGAAGCAGACGATGGGCATGTTCAAGCGTGAGATCGAGAAGCAGCTCATCCGCGGCAACTCGACCATCCTGACCGACCTTCAGACCCTCAACGGTCTGGACGGCACCGCCAACGGCGACACCGGTTGGTTCGAGGGCAATGCTGCATTCGGTGCTCAGACGAACAGCGTCGGCGGCATCTCGAAGGGTGGCTTCCCGAAGTCCTGGCAGAACCAGGTGCAGAACGGCAGCTTCGCAGCCAACGGGCTGAAGAAAATGCAGGCCATGCTGATCGACTGCCAGCAGTTCGCCCCCGAGGGAGATGTAGACATTATCCTCGCCAGCCCCATCAGCTACGGTCTGTACAAGGACCAGTTGCAGCAGCTTGAGCGGTACGTCAGTTCCACCGAGCAGCGCAACATGGCTGGGCGTCTCGCGCTTGAGTTCAACGGCGCGGCCATGTTCATCGAGCCCAACCTCGGTTTCACCGGTGGTGCTGGCGCGAACAAGATGAGCATGTACTACCTCAACTCCCAGCTGTTCAACGTGTACTTCGACCGCGACGCCAAGTTCGAGTTGTCGGACATGGAGAACATCTCGGGCTACGCTGCCATGTCTTCCGACATCGCTGTGCGGATGCAGATCTGCACCAGCAACCTGTCGGGCCACGGCGTCCTCATCAACGCGGAGACCTGAACCATGGCAACCAACGATCTTCTCCAGAAGCTCGACGGCGGCGCCGACTTCGGTGTCACCACATCCAACCGTCGTCAGACCGAGGTGTTCATCGCCAAGGAAACTGTCGCGGTCGGTGACTGGGCAGCTTTCGATCTTGCAGCCGCACAGGATGGCGACGTCACCCTGGGCATCTTCAAGGCAGACAGCAACTCTGTGCCGATTCGCCCCGCCTTCGGCGTTGTTGTCGGAACCCTTGACACCACCCTCGCGGGAGCTGCTGACCTCACGGCCGGCGCTCGCATCGAGGTGTGCATCAAGGGTGTGTGCGACGCAAAGGTTGGCGACAAGGGCGGCGCAGGCAATGCCATCGGCACCCAGTTGCAGATCACCTCCACCGTTGGTGTGGTGGATGCGGTCCTCGTGGGTGGCGCCAGTGTGCAGTTCCCTGCGTGCGGCACCTTGGCTGAAACCATCGCAGGCGGTGCGGGCATCACGCTCAAGCGCGTCGTGGTCCACAAGTCCTTCTGAGTCACTCCCCCCACAGTGGCTCGCCCCGCTTCGGCCCCGCCGGGGCGGGGTTTCTTGTAGGAGAGCACAATGTCCGGTACAGACCTCCGCGCCCTTCGCGAGTACGTCGCCAACGTGCTCGACTACGACCCCAACAACGACACCTACAAGCGGCAGATCGATCGCCTGCTCAACGAGGCAGACCGGTCCATCTTTCTCGCCAAGCCGTTCACCTTCATCAACAAGGCGGTCGAGGTCACAGCGTACACAGACCGGGCCGCAACGCTTGCGTTCACCAACGGCAACCAGGTCGTCACGGCCGGCGCAGCCTTCTTCGAGTCGTGGATGGTGAACCAGGAGGTTGAGGCTGACGGAAAGACGTACCGCATCAACGCGGTGGACTCCACGACCCAGGCGCGCATCGAGAGGGGCTTTGAGTCCGCCACCGGCAGCTACGCATCGACGGTGATGAACCGATACCTCGACCTCCCGAGCGACTGCACTTCGGTGCTGAACGTGGCGCGACGGTCGAACACTCGCACACCCAACGATCCAGGGATGCTTACCTCGCTCACCCGATACGAGGACGAGTGGAACAACCTGCCTTTGGGCGAGGTCAACCTGCCGATCTACTGGATGAACTACGACCCAGCGTTCATCGGCGGCCCTCGCCGCAACTTCAGTGTCAGTACAGCAGGCGCAGGCGGGGCTGGGGTGCGTACCCTGGAGTTCACATCGACTTACATTCAGGGCGGCCGGGAAAGCTCGCACGGCGAGGTTGTCACCCAGACCTTCCAAGACAACCAAGATCCAGTCATCACGCCATTCGTCGGCGTTGCCAACGACGGTCTGCGCAAGCGGTACTACTTCCGGGCGCCAGCTCACGGCTACCATGCGTGGCGCTTGCTGGACGACCCGACTAATCCGGGCCAGTCGATGGACCTGGCTGCTACAGACATTGCTGCGCGCACGTTCACGGGTCTCGACCTCAGTGACTTCACTGGAGGTGAGAGCCTCTACAACAAGGTGCGCCTGGGGTACACCGACGGGTTTGTTCAGCGCGTCCGGCTGTACCCTCGGCAGGACAAGGACTATGTCTTCACTGTCCGGTACATGCAGCGACACAAGCCGATGCAGGAGGACGGGGACGTGTCGGCCATTCCGCCCGACCACCGGATGCTCATCGCTTATCGGGCACTGTCGGACATCTTCGTCAAGCACGACAACCTGACGCAGTCGGAGCTGTACCGTCGCCGCTTCGACGAAATGATGTTGCGGCTCGAGCGCCGGTACTTGATCTCGCCGGCCAGGCGCATCGTCAAGGGCAACTGGCTGAACAACATGGAGTCCAACAGCTTCAGTCGGTACTCGACGCTGGTGCATACATGAAGGGCTCGACCGTACAGGTACGCATCCTGGGCGGGATGCAGCAGACGCTCCCGCAGGAGATTGAGCACGCGACGCTCATTGAGAACATGACGCTCGACGAGGACACTCAAGCGTTCAGCAGTCGCGTCGGCTACGAGCGGTACAGGCCCGACCCGGCGGACCAGTTCAACCCGTTCGGTGCGCTCGGCCGCATCGACAGCGTGTACGTGCTGCAGCAGCTCCCGGGCGGTGCGCGCCAAAGCGTGTTGATCGAAGCCGGCAACACCCTGTACTTGTATTTGGAGACGGGTCAGCAGAACGTGCTGGTGGGCCTCGCCTCTCGCACCGCTCCGACCGCGACGGACACCCCCTCGGTGTTTACGCAGTGGCAGGACCGGGTAATCGTCACCAACGGTCTGGATGCTCCGATCATCATCCGGCCCTGGCCGCTTGCTGCGTCGACCGACATCACGTCTGCCATGAAGGATGCGATCGTGCGGCCGTTGGGCTTCTACGGTCCACCAGCTGCGCCCGAGATGCTGCAGATTGCAACGATTGCTGCTGTAACCGGTGGCTCGATCAACAGTTCGGCAGGCTTCACTGGGAATAGTACGACCAACTGGTATCCGGTGCGCCCTCAAGCGATCGCGTACCCGGGCCGCTTCGGTCTCGGTCAGTCCTCAGCCGAAAGCGACAACCGTATTCGGTTCAGGGTGTCGTACCTCAGCGACACCGGCAGCGAGAGCCCGCTGTCGACCGACTCGTTGGCGACGTGGAGGATTGAAACCAACAACTCAGGCTTCCGATACGCGCCCTCGATGCGGTTGCCCCTTGGCCCCCGCGGCACGGTGGCTCGCCGGGTGTACCGCACGCTCAACGACGAGCAGTCGTACCTGTTTGTGGACGACGTTCGGAACAACGCGGAGCAGCTGTACCACACCTCGGTCTCTGGGACGGGCGCGACTGCACCTGACGACCTCGCGAGTGTGCCGTTTCCTGCGCCCAACGCTCGCGTGTGTGCGGTGTTCAAAGACTGCGTGTTCCTTGACGGGGGCCGGGATCAAAGCACGACGATCTTCTTCAGCAACCCGGGACGCCCCGACCAGTACGGCGGCCTCGACTACATCACGCTCGACGGGCGCGGTGGAGAAGTCACCGGGCTGTACGCCTACAACAACAACCTCATCGTGCTCCGCTCGGCTGGCATTGACGTGCTCACGGGGGCGTATCCGTCCTTCACTGTGCAGACCGTGACCAGCCAGGTTGCGTGCCGGGCGCCAAACAGCATTGACTCGGTGCCAGGCATCGGCGTGGTGTTTCTGGCCGAGGACGGCGTGTACGTGTTGCGGGGTGGCCTCGACGGTGGTGCTCAGTTTGAGGTCGTGTCGCTCGGTGTTGGCATCCGCAAGGAGCTGCAGCGCATGACTCTGGAGTGCGCGTCACGAGCGGTTGGCAGGTACGCGCCCCTTGAGCGCGCCTACCATCTGTACCTTCCGGTGGACGGCAACGATCGGCCGAACCTCGGCTGCGTGTTTCACCTCGATAAGCAAGCGTGGTCACTGCGTACCGGCTTTCCGGTGGGAGCGATCGATCGGCTGCACGACGGCACCTTGGTCTTCGGCCACAACACCGGAGCTGAGGCGGCTGGGAGCAACCCGCCTGCTGGGTTGTTCGTACTGAGCGCCATCCGGTCTATGGGCGGTGCGATTGTCGGCGACAACTACGAGCCTGGTGCAGCCCCGGTGTCGGTGTACGAGTCCTGTTGGCACGACATGGGCGACGCGCAGGTCAAGAAACAAGTCCAGTACGTCACCTTGTGGTGCCAGACCCGGGGCGACGTGACGATCGACTTCCGATACTACAAGGACTTCGAGAACGCCGAGGTGGCGTCCGACAACCGCTTCATCTACCAGCCCCCCGACCGAGCGAACCAGCCCGTGCTGGGCTCCGCAGTCGTTGGGACAGACAAGTGGCAGGACGCTCGACTGGTCCCCATTCGCCTGCCGACAGCATTGCAGTCCTGCTCGTGGTTCAAGTTCCGCATCGACACGACTGACGACATCCTGCTGGTTGGCTACGAGGTAGAGTACGCTTCCCGCGGGTCGGTAGTCATTGAGGGGAAGCAACGATGAAGCGATGGACACAGCACGACGCTCGGACTGACCACCTTGTGGAAGCCGACCAGTTCAACCGACAGAACCGTGCGGCGAGAGGATCGATTGCGGGTCTCGACCGCAACCAGTACCCATCGGGCTGTGTCACCGACGCAATGCTCACTTCCGCTGCCCGGCATAAGGTGTGGGTGTTTGCCCCCTGGGCAGCCGATGCTTCGCACACGCACAGCCAGGGTGAGCAGACCGCGTATCGGGCGCCCACGGCGGACACGCTCCCCGAGCAGTTTCGCGCCTTGACTTATCAGCAGTACCAGCCAGGGTGGACGACCGCGTTCGAGGAGACGCTGACCCCGTTCAAGGGTGGCTCGCTCCTGACAGACTGGTGCGGGAACATCGCGCAGCAGATCTTCTGCACATGGAGCGCCAACAGCCTTGGCTCAAGCTCACCCCCGGGTCGACCAAACGACAGGAACATCGGGCTCCGAGTGCTGTACAACGGGCTGGTTGTGTGCGAGCGTGTCGGTCCAGCCAAGCCGATCGATTCGTTCCGAGTGACCTGCGAGTCCCAGGTGCCAGCCGGCCCGGTGCAGGTGGCGCTGCAGTTCCGGGCGACCTCCATCGGTCCTGACGACTTCGTCGTCGACCAAGGTGCGAACGACCACTTGATGCAGGCGCACCTGTTCAGCAACCGTGCCGTGTTTGTGGGGAGGTGGAGATGAGCCGCATCGAACGACCACGAGTAGAGCCTGGGCAGACCACCAGCGCCACCGATCTGAACAACACCTACGACGACTACAGCCAGACCGGCGCGCTCGACCAGCTCAACACGCGTGACGCCGCCTTCGACTTGGTGCATCTGACCAACGCGCCCATCCTCATCAAGAGCCAAGTGTCGCAGCTCGGCAACACGGGGATGCTGCACACCGCCCCGACGACCTCGTTCGCGCACACCACAAGCTTGGGGTCTCCGGTCAAGCACATCGTTCAGGACAGCGGTGGCACTCAGACGATCATGAACCTGTCCTCGTCCCCGTGGACGCTTGCGGTTGGAGATGTCCTGCGCGTGTTTTGGGACTTGTCGGTCTACCCGGATACGACCGGAACACCGTGGAACGGTGCCAGTGCGAAGGGTCGCTACGCTGTGCCAACCACTGGTGGAGGCGCCAACACCAACATCACGGACGGGCTCCACTGCTGGGCGGCGTACCTCGAATGGGACATCACCTCTGGTTCACTGTCGAACTTCGCGCCCGTCCCCGGGCAGGGAACCTTCGAGCAGGTGTACGACTCAGGCGCCAACAAGGGGGACCAGGTCAAGAACACCACGGCGACGACACTCATCAGCGCGTGGTCGGTGTTCGGTGTTGGCGGTGTAGTCAACAACGGCAAGGTGTCCAGCCAGGGCTCACGGCAAGAGCAGGGGTGGTTCGGAACGCACGGCATGTACGCGCATCAGGCCGCCAGCGGAACCACGGTGTACGGGCTGCGCCTCGTGTTCACCGGGATGCTGCATCCTGCGCACGCATCAGCACAGTCACCCTACGAGAACCTGCTGCTGTACGACATCAACGCCAGCGGCACACTGACGTACAAGGGTGGCCGGCTGACAGCGGTGCAGATGAGGGGTGACTGATGGCGTACACAAAGCCAAACACGTTTGTCGACGGCAACCCGCTGACTGCAGCCGACATCAAAGGCAACGACGATGCGCTGAAGGTGTACCTCCACGAGGGTGTGGTTGCTGGAGACCTGAAGAGCACGGCGTGGATTGAGACCCGGCACATTCAGCCCCCGATCATCGAGCCCATTCCCGGCATTCAGCACGGCGTGACGGGCGTACAGGGCAGCCAGTCGCGGACTGGGGCAGTTGTGCGGTGTCAGTTCGGCACATCGTTCCTGACTGCTGGACGCTCAGGCACCACCAACGACGAGTCGTTCGCCATCATTCCTCAGACCACGATGCAGTTCACCCTGCGCAAGTCTGCCCGCATTCTGTTCCACTGGTGGATGGAGTCGAACAACGGGCCAGACAACTCCACAGCGTCGCCAGGCTCCAACGCCTACATGTGGGTCACCGAGTACGACGCGGGCGGATTGCTGGCCGGCACGGGCAAAAAGTCCGTCGTGTCGACCTACGCCACAGAGTGCATACAGAACTATCGAGCATGGCAGAACAACCCCCCGGGCGGACCTGCGTACCCGTACACTTTGCTGGGGTACGGCAACATGGCCGGCACCAAGGTGTTCACGAAGACCGACACCGTGGTAGTCGGACTCGCCCACTTGTCCCTCATCGACCGCAGTGCGATCATCAACTGGGGCGTCACCATCGAAGCCTACTACCTCTGAGGTAAACCATGGCACTACCGCTTGCCCTCATCCCCCTGGCAGCAGGAGCCGCGGGCGTCGCGGGCGCCGGCCTTCGAGCTGGCGGGGCGTTTGCAGAAGCCAACCAGTTGTTCAGCGACGACATGGAGAGCAGGCTCGCTCGGCTCGAGGCACGTCGTCGAGCCGGGGGGCTGGGGCTGACCGAGGGCGAAGAGTTGCGTATGAGCAACCAGTTCGCGGCGCAGCGAGGCCAGCAGCTCGCAGGCGACCAGGCTCGGCAGCTTCAGCAGGCGCAGATGCTGGCGGGCGGTGGTGCCTTTGGGGGTCGCGAGATGTTCCTCAGCGAGATGGCGACACAACAGTCTCAGGCCCAGCAGGCAACCGAGGCGGCTCGGCAGATTGCGCAGGCAGACGAGCGGGAGCGGGAGCGGGAGCAGCAGATGCTGATGGACCTGCAGCAGCGTGAGGCTGATGCACAAGCAGCACGACGCAGTGCAGGCTTCAACCTCGCGGCAGACATTATTGGTGTAGGCGCCACGGCAGGTGTCGGTATGGCGGGCGCCAACCAGTTCGCCAAGGGCTCCGAGCAGATGCTTGCCGCTACGGCAGGGTCGCAGGCAGCCCGTGAAGCGTCCATGAAGATGGCGCAGGGGCAGATGGCGATGTCGATGGCGGGGTCGTTGACAGGGCAGGGCTCGATGCCGATGCCGATGCCTGCACCAATGCCTCCGGCCCAGCCGTCGGGCGCCCAGCTTGTCATGCCGCCAGCGCGACAATCTGTCACCTCGGTCGGTGGTCCACAGATTGTTGGGTTTGAGCAGTTGCCGGATGGACGAAGGGTTCCAGTCTACGGCCTCGACCAGGCCGGACTGTACGGTTCGCAGGGGGGCTTCTGATGGCACTCCCCAAGCCGACATACCCGAGCTACCGGCCCAAGTCTTTCCTTGAGGCTGGTGGTGGGGGCGCGCTCACCAAGGCGCTGGAGATCTACAGCAAGTACCACCCCGGTGCGATGCAACAGCGGATCTACCAGACCATCCTCGAAGACGAGACCTTCCAGGCAAAGCAGCGCAGCGAGCAGCGGGCGCTCCTTTCGAAAGAGCGTGACCAGGTACTCAGGACGCTGTCCAACTTCCGCGAGACCGGGCTGGGTCCGTCTGGCCGAGGGGGCGGTGCGTCCGGTGGTGCGCGTGCGTCGGGGCGCAGTGGTGGCGGCAACCTCGGGGTGTACCAGAAGGCGGCCGAGGCTGACACGCAGCGGTTGATCGACAGCAAGAGGTTGACGACCGACCAGATTCTGGCGACGAACCTGCGCTTTGAGCCAACCGGCCCCCACGCTCGGCTGGTCGATGCCATTTTAGCTGACGGTAATCTTCGTCCGGGGCGCACGCTGGACGCAAGGCAGCTGATAGCGACCATCAGCAGACAAGCTGACAGGTACGGCGATGCGCTTGCGACGCAGGACAAGGTGGCAGAGTCGCAAAAGGCTGCTGCTGTTGAAGAGTTGTGGTCTCGACTGACGATGACCGGCAAGTTTCCGGGCTTGGTTGAGCGCGTTGAGGTCAACGGCGTGATGGTCCCGCAAGCAACTGCTGCGGGTAATGAGGTTGCAAAGATCATCGATGAGCAGTTCAAGACGAACTTCTTGCAGTCGTCGTTGAGCAGCAACATCGATCCGACAGTTGCCCTCAATCGTATGCGGTCAGACGAGATGGCGGCGTCCTCCGACCCGGTTGGCAAGTCCAGCGCACAAGTGAAGCTGGAGCGGCTGCTGGACGACGCGATGGCAGACGGCACGGTTGACCCCACCGAGGCTGCCCGGATTGCTGAGTACCGCAAGCAGCACGGCTTGGCCGCTCCGCTCGATGCGCAGGAGCAGGAGTTCCTGAACCGGTACGTCGGGGCGCTGCGCGACGACGGTGTTGCAACGCGCGAAGAGCTGGGCACCGACTTCGACCAGGCGAAAGCAGCCTACGAGAAGGCTCGGAACCTTGAGCGCCTGCCTCGTGGCATGGCTGCGTTCTACGACGAGTCGTACCTGCGGGGACTCGGGCGGTTGTCGCAGATCGACGAGCAGATGGCGGGCCTTCAGGACTTCGGGTCTCCGATGCAGACTGCTGCGCGTCGGGCGCTTGAGCTGCCCGTCGTGTCCCCTGAGGCGATCCAAGCCGCGGGTCAGGTTCACCCCATCGCGGCCGAGGTGCTGCCCTACGCGATGCGCCGAGTCATGGAGGCGGGCGGTGCGGGCGACCAGCTGGGGGTCGACGTCGAGCCGAAGGACGCAGCAGAGTCCTGGGCTGCTCAGTACGTCCAGACGGAGGCCGGCGCTCGCGACTTCTCTGCATTGGTTGACGCCGTCAACAAACAGTTCCCCCAAGACTCCCTCGCTCGACGCAGGGCGCTCGCCTACTACGGCGCCCACCACTACCAGCAGGACATGAAGGGCAACACCTTGTCGCCCGGAGCGTTGAACGCTGATGCTGCTGCCATTCCGACGGAGGCGGCGGCGTTCATGCGAGAAGTGTCTGCTGACCCTGCTCCTGCATTGACGTCAGGCGTGTCTGACGACCCCAACCTCGACTTGATGGCGGCAACCGAGTTGACCGTCCCGGGTGATCGGCCGATCGATCGCTTGGTGGAACTGGGCGACACGAGGCTGGACGTGGCAGTACCCAGGCCCGTGCGGGTTGCGAGATGAAGACCGCAGCCGAGTACCGAGCAGCCGCGCAGCGGGCCGAACTCGCAGGCAAGTCGATTACCGCGTCTTTCCTCTACGGGGAGGCTGACCGGTTAGAGGCTGAGCAGGCGCAGGCCGCTCGCAGTCCCGCCGTGTCCTCTGGGGCTGCGCGCGGTGCTGCGCCTACTTCCGCACCTGCGGACGACAAGCCAACGGGCAGGATGCCTCAGACGTTCCGTAGACCTCCAGAGTCTACGTTCGAGCTTGAGCCTGAGCCAGTTCCAGACGACTCCTTCGACGACTTGCTCGGGGCTCCCCCGCCGCCACCAGTGTCTGCTGCAATCAGCCCGGTTGAGCCTGACCCGCTCGAGCCTGACCCGCTCGACCATGTGTTCCCCGCAAAGGAGACGCTGGAGGAACCCGGATACGCGGGAGGCTCACAGCAGGTGTTCGTACAGGAGCTGCCAGGCGAAGACTTCGGGGGGCTGCTTGGGGGCGCGCCCAGCAAGCCCATCTCGATGCTTGGCCTGGATGCTCGCACCGACATCGTGGAGCAGTACGGCAGAACGCAAGACTCGCTCGATGACCACTACAAGCGCAAATACTACGACCTTGCGATAAACAAGGGGATCGCTCCAGACGAGGCAGCCAAACAGGCCGAGGCATCCGTCGAGCGGTTTCGTCGCATCCGAGTAGACCCGGAGGGTCGGGTCACAACCTCGGGCGAAGGCGGGTTGATCGATGCGCCCCCCTTCCGCGAGTCGCGCATATTCCAGCGCCGGGTCGAAGATGAGGAAGGCAGGCCCGTCCTGACTCCTGGCGGATACCCGACCTACGAGCTGATGTACCGGGAGCCCGACGGCACGTTCCGAAAGCCGACTGACTTTGACCTGATGATCGAGTCGTTTGCCCGGCAGCGCGTCCTGTCCCCTGAAGAGGTCGAGCGACACCGGGCTGCGCGAGCCGCGACGCTGCAGCGATTGCTCTACGCCGCACGAGATGACGGCTTTCTGATTCTCAACGAGGAGGAGCGCGCTCGACTTGAGGAAACAATCCTTGAGACCGGCACCCCGCGCATGGAGGGATACCTCAGTGCGCTCGACCCTGAGTCAGGACAGGTGTTGGAGACGGCATCCGGTGCCGGTTTGCGCGGCGGCGCTGGCGTAGGTGCGGGCCTCATCAACGAGGCGTTGTTCGAGTTCACCCCGCTGTTTTGGGAGCAAGACCCAGAGACGGGCGAGCCGGTCGACCCTGACAGCTTCGCGTACAGGATGCACCAGCTGAGTCGCGACGCCCTCGGGATGGCTGGCTACGACGACACTGAAATCGAGCGCCTGACCAAGGGGCCGATGGCGCTACAGGCAGACGGGACGATGAGGGCGCCCACAGGAGCGGGTGCGATGGGGGCGTTGGCTTTTCTACCCAAGCCTTTCCAGCCGACGCAGCGGACGCTGCCTACGCCGGTCGACCCCACAGGCAAGAGGGTCGCTCCTGCGATGGGGTCTTTCATGGGGCGTTGGGCGCAAGCAACAACAACTGGTCGTAGCCTGGGCGATGAGTTCATGTCCATGCCAGCAATGCGTGGTGACGGAGTGCCGCTACTGTCTCCCGGGATGGGCGTCTTAGCTGACCAGGACATGATCATGTTTGCCGACAGTGCGAACACCATCCCGTACTGGGTAGGCATGGGCGTCGAGATGTTCTACCCCGGCACCCCGATAGCATCCGGCGCGAAGATGCTGGGCAAGGGTGCCGCGAGAGCGACGCGAGCGGGTGCTCAGACCGTCCGTAAAGCCGCCAAGGCGGGCGAGGCTGCGTACCTGGCAGATGTGCCGGCCGACCTTCGGTTCCTGTACGTAGAAGAAGGTGCAGTGCGAGCCGTGCTCAAGGGGGCCGAGAAGGCCGCTGACGTTGTCGACAAGGCTGCCTATGTCGCTGGGTCTCCAGTGCAGGCGGCGAAGCGTAGCAGGGCCATACGGGCCGTGCAGGAGATGACTGAGGGTCGCGTTGAGGGTCTGAGTGACATCGACGTTCGCAACAACCTTCAGTCGGTGCGGCGAGTGACGGGTGAGGCAACTGCTGCCGAGGTGCTGGCGCCCTACCAGGTGCAAGCGCTGCTCGATGCAACGACTGAGCCGGTGCTGGTTCGGCAGTTGGTGAACGTGGTGGGCGACTCTCCGCGGGGTCGGTTCGTGCTTCAGGAGGCGGGGCTGTTGGGGCGCCCGTTGTCGCACACCGTGCTGCCCCAGGAGGTCAACGCCCTGCAGCGCGCTGTAGCAGAGCTGAACGCTGACTCGTACCAGTCCATCGTTCGCAGGCTGGCCCAGGGTGAGGGCACGGCAGCCGAGCGGGCGCAGCTTGTCCTCGCCCAGCTGCATGGTGGCGGCATCAACACCAAGTACCTGCCCGGTGGTCGAGAGTTGCGAGCCATTGCTGATGGGAGTGGTGGAGACCTGACCAAGGTGCTGGACGACATGTACCAGCGGCAGTTGAGGACGGTGCAACAAGGTCCGGCGAAGCCTGTCGTTGGAGCCCTGCACGAGCTGGGCGCTCAGGTGGTGAGGCAGGCGCAGTCAGACGAGGTGCGCAGGCTGTCCGGTGAGATGGGCCGCATCATGTCTCGCCGGATGGGGGGCCAGGCGCTCACCCGCTCGACCATTGCGAACCGCCCCGAAGAGGTGTTTGCTGCTGCTCGGGCAGCAGGTGGCCGGGCTGTCGAGGCCAGGATTCAGGACATCGTGCCTGAAGACATGGTGTTCGTGTCTCGCACGTTGATGGTGCCTCGCAAGATGCACACCGAGGAGGTTGTGGACGAGGTTGCGCAGCGCGTCGCAAAGATGCAGCCCGAGGTTTTGGCCGGCCCACGGATTGATGGCGTGGTGCAGGACGTGTTCCAGTACCCACGGTCTGTAGCCGACGAGGTCATTGAGGGGTTCGGTGCCGACAACGTCGCGCAGTCGCGTGTGTTGAGCGACATCGTAAGCAGCATCCGGGCTGAGAAGCCGCTCATTGCCGATCAACGAATGCTGGTCGAGGACATGCTGAAGACGCGCGCCTACGAGGAGGTGCTTGGGCCGGTGGCTGTCGAGGCGGTGGGCTTCCCTGCAAGCAAGGCGCGGCAGTTCGAGATTGCAAAGCAGCCCGGTGTCACCCGCGGGTTCGAGGGTGCGCGCGAGGCTGAGGTGATGCGGGCTCCGCTGTACTCGCCCGGCGAGGGTTCGCCGCTGCTCCGCGACCTGGGCGTCGTGCTGAGTGAGGGCGGTGGTCGACAGCTTGCATCAACGGTGCGCAGGGTTGCCAAGGCTTTGGGCGCCGAGTTGACCGACACGTTGGGGGTGGCAGACGATGCGGCCCCCGGTGTTCGCGAAATGATGGAGAAGCTGAAGGGGGAGTTCGGATCGATCGGGGACAACTTCCTGAAGGAGGTTCGAGACGCCGGCCTCGACCTGGTGGCCCAGGGCAAGTCTCCCGAGGAAGCATTCAACATCGTCGTCAACCGGCGCCTCCAGCGAGAGTTCAAGGAGGTTGCAGACATCACGAAGCGCAAGGCGCAGGAGCTTCAGGACTCGTTGCGAATGACTCCCAAGCAGGCGTACTACGCCATCGCCTACCAGCGCGGGGTGGATCTGGGCGAGGCTGGTCTGGGCGGCGCCCCCATTCCAGACGACATCGCAAACATTGCCATCCAGCGCGAGTACGTCGGGGTCGTCAAGCGAGCGTGGGACTCGGTGCTGCGCAACTTCTTTGGGGAGGAGGTGTTTGCGAAGTACATCGACGACGCGTCGACAGACATTGTGGACATCGCCATCCGTCAGCCCGGTATCCAGCGCCTCGATGTGCCGATTGAGGCTGTCAGCGACATGCGCCCCATCACTCTCAAAGGGCTTCGCGATGTCGTGGCTGACATGCGAGAGGACGTCAAAGAGCTGAAGGGGTTGGGTGCCTCGTTCGACGTGCAGCCCATCAAGTCGCGCGACGCTCTGCTGCCGACGCTGTCGGCGTGGGCGATCGGGTCAGACGTTGCGCAGGCAACTCGTCGGGCTGCTCGCGAGCTGAAGGAACTGCACCCACAGGTGTTCGTTGACCTTGTGCCCACGCTCTACAGCCAGACCCCGAAGCGGTTGTTCCGCGAGGCGTCGCTTCCCCTGTCGTCCCGGCGCAATGTCGTGCGGTCATTGACGAAGTTGGGCGTTGGTCGCAAGGCGGACGCGGGGCGTAAGTTCGAGGCGATGGCTGAACTGGAGGGGTCGCCGCGGTTCAAGGAGCTTGTGAGCCGGGCGGTGAACGAGGACGGCAGGTTCTACGTCGACCGCAAGATGACGTATGCGATGCGCGACCAAGGACAGTTCGTCAAGGAGCTGGACTCGCTGTCCGAGATGATTGCGATGCGGCTGCTTCCGGCTGACCGGCTTGACCTTGCCGAGCAGGTGCTGTCGAACATGTTGCGCACGGGTCGGGCGCTGCCTGACACGACGGCGATGCTGCGCAGCATGGAGAAGGTCACGAACCTGGACCTGACGGCGCTGCAGAAAGAGGCGATGTACCGCGGCTTGACTGCCATCATCCGGGGCATGGACGAGAAGGTTGCGGTTGTGCGCGAGGTCATGATGCCGATCGAGCGCGCCGAGGGCATACGTCCTCGCGTGCCTGGTCGTCAGCCGTTGCTCGAGCGGAGGATCATCGAGCGAGCGTTCGACACCGAGGGCGACCGGCTGCTGTATGAGAGCATCCAAGCTGCACGCAAGGCGGGGTACAGCAACTCGTTCATCCTCCAGAACATGCGACAGACGATCGTTGAGACCGCGTTCAAGACCTACATCTCGCCGATCGTTGACGAGATGAACGCCAACATGCGCGCCACCGGCTTCAGGCCGTCCACGGGCAAGGGCTCTCTGACCAACCTCGTCCGGGCTGCACAGTCGCTGGACCCCTACGACGACTCTGTGATGCTGCTCGGCCCAGAGATGTCGGAGGCATTGGCGGCGCTTCAGAAGTCGTCTCGCACCGGGGAGCTGTTGGAAAACCTTGAGACCCTGCGCCGTCGTGACCAGTTCGTGCGAGGGACGAGAGGAGAGAAGACGAAGTTCGGCGAGTACGCGTTCGGGCTGCTCAAGGATGCGTTGAGCCTGAGTCGGCGCACGGCAGCTGGTGGGCTGCTTGCTGCGGGAGCGATCCCCATCCCCATCAGCCGGTACATCGGCACGAACATCGTATCAGGGCCTTCGATTGCTCAGACCACAGTGGGCGCTCAGACAGGGCTGCGTGCGTACTCCTCGACCATCGGCCCGGCGTCTCAGATGCGGGACGTTGCGCGCCAGGTGTCCATGTTGCGGGGCCGTCCGCTGGTGGATGCCGTCAGCCCTCGGCCGCTGACCTCTCCGATGGGGCCCACGGACACGGGGCAGGAGCTGACCTACGGGCAGATGCGCAGGATGATCGATCGCAACAACCTGGGCTCGTCGCGGGGTCAGGTCGAGTTCACCGAGTCGTTCAACCGCGAGCTGACGCGGGCTGCAAAGCTGATGGCAGATGGGGCTCCGACTCCTGAACTGCGCCAGTTCGCGCGCCAGTTCGACCCCCGGCGCACGCAGCTGCTGCAGTACATCGCGAACGCGACAGACATCGCACTGCGCGAGAACGTGTTTGCCACAGGCATCATGCGCGGGCTGACCGAGGGCCAAGCTGCCGACCTCGCCCGCAACGTCGTGCTCGACTACGGCGCAACTCCGAAGTGGATCGGCAACACGGCGAACAAGTACCTGTTGTTCCTGAGCTTCCGCACGGCGAACTACATTGCCACGCTCAACGCCCTTGCGCGCGACCCGGGCATGTTCCGCAAGCTGGTTCGGATGCAGCAGATCAACCAGCAGCGCACCAACGCGTGGGCATACGGTGCCGACTACATGAAGGCTCGGACGCAGTTGAGCAAGGAGTTCATTTTCGACACCGATGCGGGCGCTGCGTCGTTCGGCCCCGGCATTCCTGCGATTGATGCGGTGATCGATGGCATGAGCATGGCCAGCTACGTCGCCAACCTGTTTGCTGAAAACAACCAGGCGCTGGTGCGTCTGGCTGATGCTGCCAAGAACGAGAACCTCATTCCTATCCTGACGTTGGCGCTAAAGTACGGTGGCTTGGGCAGCAAGCCGATGGGGCGCGGCCGGCGCGTGCCGTCTGATGCTGTCGAGTTTGCGATTCAGGCCAGTCCAGATTGGCTTTGGCCTTACATGAAGGACCAGTTCAACATCGAGGCGGTGCCGCCTGACGAGCGGCTGCGCGGTCGCCCTTCTGCTATCGATCCTGAGAACCCTGAGGCGGGTCCGCAGGAGTACAGGTTCGCCTCGCCCGAGGACCACCAGAACTTCGAGGTCATGATGTACGTCTTGCTTCAGGCGGGTGTGCAACGGCAGATCATCGACAGCACCAACATGGCAATACGCGTCAGCCCCAGCGAGTACTTGCAGATCAAGCGACAGGGGCTGTCGTCGCCCATCATGTTCGGCCTTGGGCTGTCTACCGACCTGTCGCTGCGTAGTCCTGAAGACCTGTCCATCCGCGCGTTGCGCACGACGGAGAAGGCGGCCCGTGAATCTGGTCCGCGAAAGCAGAGTAGGTGATAGACTCACCTTGTGAGTAGTGGCCGTCCATGCCGAGGAGGCACTTATGCCAGCCAAGATCGTCTCGTTCTTTCACCACAGCGTGGTGAGCGGTGCCATTGCCCTGGGCACTGCCTTCGACGTCAACAAGAAGCACACGCACGACCTCCGGGCTGGAGCTACGCCAGGTGTTGCCGGTCAACGGTTCCGTGAGCGGGTCGAGGGCATTCACATTCGGTTGAGCGCAGTGGGCTCGGCAACAAAAGTAACGGTCAAGGTCACGCTCGATGCGCTTGGGGACGACATCGTTCTTCCAGATACCGAGGCCACGATTGCTACGGGCGTGTCGACTGCCACCAAGGGCGCGGTTGCCTACTCGGTGAAGCTGCCGCTGTACCAGTCCTCGGCGGGCGAGGTGGGCAAGCTGTACGTGTTCGTCAAGGCGGACTCCGCAACAGGGTCGCCAGCCGTCGACCAGACCACCGTGACGTGGACTGAAACATGAGCATCGTCCCAGCATTCAGCCCCACGACCGGAGCGAGCGGCGGTCCTGCGGCCGGCGGGGGTGGCGGTGGCGGTGGCGGTGGGACGCCCACTTGGACCGACCTGCTCGACCTGGACTTTACGACCGTGTCGACTGTCGGCGCGCTGAGCGTGGGCAGCCACACAATCGCGGTGTCGGGCAAGTCGGTCGGGATGGACTGGTCGGTCTACTCAGGTGGAAACGGTACGGTCACCCCAACATCCAGCACCGGGATGGTGTTCGATGGTGGGAGCGACACAAGCGCCGGGAACACGTTGAGCCTTAACGTAGCCCCGCTGCTGGAAAGCTACACCGTCGAGGATGTGCGCAAGCACCAGTACGCGGTCCATCTCGTCCTCAATGGCCTGACGTATCCGAGCGCAGGCAACAGCCTCTTCTTTGCCGGGCTCAATCAGGGGACGAACATCACCCACAACAGTGGTATTGCCCGCATGTTTTTTGCGGAAGATGCTGGTGACGGGGCTAATGAGGAAGTCCGAGTCCGTCGCAACACGAGCAGTAGCGCCATTCAGGCGACGACAGCGATCAAGACCTCGCGCGTCATCACGCTCATCCTCACGGGCGGCGAGGTTGTCGAAGCCATGGACACGGCGGGCACCACCCCACCAACCCCGGCTCCCGGCGCGAGCGGCACCTTGATGGTTGGGTCGGACAGCGTTGGGCTGGCCCAAGCGGCCCCCGACTACCAAGGCAACGGGCTGCGTGCGTTTGTCTGTTCGGGCGACACCGCCGATTTCACCCTCACTCGCCTGCTTGTCCAGAGGTTGCAATGAGCGACACTACCCTGCGGGTCGTCGAGGTCGCCTACGACCCAGACGGCAACCCGGTCGTCCACATCGACGGATGGTCACCGCTGCGCACCCCACTGATGCAGTCCGCCATCGCTGACGGGCTGGCTACCTACATGGTGACCTCCAACGAGGACGACCAGACCGTCGCGGCTGTGCGGGTGGACATCCAGGCGCGGATAGCCGGCGGAAGCAGTTCACCAGTGCTCAAGTCACACCTCGACCAGCTTGGGCTGACGGCTGCAGCCCTTGCGTGGGCGGTGAGTGATGGATGAATCGACCCTGCTCACCCTGGCTACTGGCCCCACGTCCTCTCTAATCCTGCTGCTCGGCATGGGGCTGGCGGGCTGGCGATTCGCGACAGGAACCATAGTCCCGGCAGCATCACGGTGGGTTGACCTGCACCTGCAACAGGTCGACCGCCTCATCGACGAGCATGCAGCCGACCGCAATGCGTGGCTGGCTGAGATGCAGGAGTGTCGCGAGACCTCGGCCCGCATCGAGCGCAAGGT